TAACAATAAGACAATAACACATAAAATAATTAAACAATAATACAGCTTCTAAAATAAATTTATATTTATATAGGAATAATACATTATAAAAATGGCAAACAATAAACTTTACGGATACACACCGGACTCTTCTAAAGAAGCAGACGGAAATAGATTAGACAGATTAAACCCATATGAATTTAAAAAAGGTATGGATTATGAGTTAGTTAACATGGGAATTGCTAGATTAGCAGAATCAACAGAAGATGAAAGACAAAAAGCTACTGAAACTGTTCTTAAAAATTTACAAGAACATGGTGGATATTATTCATCTTTAATTGATTATGAAACAAAATATCGTAATGTAGCTGAAGGTCAAACTAAACCATCATTTAAAGCTTACTTAAAAGAAATGGAAGATCATCATATGATAGAAGTTGATAAATCATTTTCACATGATAAAATGACTGAACCTAAATATAAAAAAGAAGATTATACTACCCAATTTAAAACAGATAAAATGGGTGATTTCAAACTTAAAGCATTAAAAGAGGCTATTAAAGCAGAAATTAAAAATCATTTACAAGAAGAAGATAAAGATATTATAAATGAAGCTTATAAATGTATATGTGGTAATGGTGCTTCACTAGGACATATTAATGGTTGTGATAATGTAAATGGTTGTAAAGCGTGTTGTAAAGGTAAAGATGGAGTAGCCAGAAGTATGTCTATGACTAGATCAAGAAATGAAGATATAAACGAAGCTAAAGGTAATGATTTTGAAGATAAAGAACCTACAACAAAACAAATTAAAGGAATAGATAAATCTATAGGAGATGCTAAAGAAGCTTTAGCTTTAGCTATGAAAAAGGTTAAGGAATTAGCTCCAGATATTAAAAAATTAGCTAAAGAAACAAACGATAAAATAAAAAAGAACCCAGCTGGTAAAGTAGATTATTTAAAAACTTATACAACAAATCCAGATGTAAAAGAATTTATTAAGTTAAGAAAAATGCTAAAAAGCGCAGATTTACTATAAGTTATGAAAGAATATTTTAAAAGATTATGGGATGCTATTTTAGCATCTACAGATTTAGATGAAAAAGCAACAGCAGCTTTAAAAGAAGCAAAAGCTAGAATTAAAGAAATGAAAAAAGAACTAGCAGATGTAAAAAAAGCGGCTAAAAATGTTGTAGCACAATCAAAAGACGTTGTAGGCGCAGCAAAAGGGAATAAAAGACGAGGAAAAAAACCTATTAAAAATAAAAAAAAGACCAAAACCAATAATAAAACTAAAAAGACAAAAAAATGAATTTAAAAGAATTAAAATCAATGATAGCTGAAGAATACAGCAATTATTTAGAACAAGAAGAAGTAGCAGTAGACGTACAACCAGATGTTGACGTTGATGCAGATCCAATGGGATCAATGGGTGATGAAGGTGGTGAAGAAATGGATTCAGACGACACTTTAAGAGCTATCTTTAATATGCTATCAGATTATTTTGAAAATGATGGAGAAGATAATGATATGGATGGTGATGAAGATGAAGATGGTGAAGAGCCTATGGATGACGTTGAAGGTGAAAAGGATGAAGAAGCTGATTTAGAAGAATTTTATCCTTCTAAAAACGCTACTACAACTAAATCAGGAGCATTAGGTGCAGCTGGATATAAGAATTTCTCAAAAACAAGTGGTCACACAGGGTTTGGAGATTCAAAATCTCTTAATGAAGGGGTTGAAAGAATGCAAAAATTAGCTAATATTATTAAGTAATATTATATGACTCTTGATGAGTTATTATTGGAATGGTCTTATAGATCGGAAAAGGGGTACCCAGACATGGGTAGCCCTTCTGATATTTCCCTTTTAAAAGAAATATTAGAACAGTTAGATTTACCTACAGATGATATTATGAAAAAAGTATCATATGCTAATAAAGATGGAGAACCAGGAATAACAGGTTTAGAACCTGGATTAGATGGTGAAGAAGAATTAGAAAAACCAGAAATTCCCCCAACTCCCGAAGAAAAAGAAAAAGAAGAAGAAGAAGAAATATTAGGAGAAACAACTGAATATGATGAGTTAATTAAAACTGTATTTGGTGGTGAAATTCCTAAATCAAAAAATACCTATAATTTTTCTAAATCTACATTTGATGTACAAGTAAAAGAAGATGATTTAGAAGTATGGAGAAAATTATGGACTGTTAAGCCAAAGAAAAAAACAGGAGATCAAACAGAAACACTAGGAGTAGGAAAAGGAGAATTATCATTATATTGGTTATATAACCATTCAAATTCATCTACTGCTGGTAAATTAGCAGAAGGTAGAGGAGATGATGCTCCTGATTTATGGTTTAATGGAGATGGTATAGATGGTGTAGAAGTAAAAGCTTATGGAAAACCTAATGGTGTTATTGATTTAGGTAGATTTGGTAAATTTAGAGATAATTTAAAAATGCTAAATACAGTTTTTGGTATTGCAGGATTAGCTGCTACTTTTGATGGTAATGTAGAAGACCAAAAACAAAAAAACGCTTTAACATGGGCAGGAGATAATTTAAAAAATGCATTTGAACAGGTACATACACTATCACAAGTAGATTTAGAACAAATAGCGGGAATTTGGCCTATATTTAAAGATATTAAATCGAATATAGATTATATTGAAACACAATTAGGTGGTTTTCAATCATCAGAAGAAGGGGCTAAAAAAATGGCGTTTAAATTTATTGGGGATAAATTAGCCCGAAAACCCGGGTGGGGAGGACATTTAGCTGATATGAGTATAAATGGTTTTATAAGATTTTGGCATATAGATCAAGGTAGATTTGAAAATTATAATGATATTTTAGGTAAAGCTACTATAGGTGCTTCTCAAGGAGCTATGAAATTACATTTTAATAAAATATTTGGCTAAAAATTTGGTTACCCCATTTTTAAGTTATATCCTATAACTGTAGGGTTTTTAAGGTGAACGGCGGACCGCAACACCAATACAATGACACAATATAATCCACATAACATAGAAAAGACACTGAAGCGGATGGAAAAATCCGATGAATTAAAAGGTATACACCGTTCAGGTACTAATATAATGTCATTTTTCGATGACAATGATGAAGAATATAAATTACAAAAACAACAATCAGCAGCAGAAGTTAAAAAAGATGAATATCTTAAAAGTGTTGAATTATTAAAATCATTTATTAAGGAAAATGGAACAAATAAAGATCTAAAACGTATAATAGCTATTGGTCTATTAATAGAAACAACAGATTTTCTTAATATAACATCAGATCGTAAAAAAATATTAAAAGAAAATATGAATTGGTGTAATTTACAATATGAAAAATATATAAATGAAAATTAGAAACATTGAAAAATGGACTGAGGAATATTATCCTTATGTAGAAAAAATTAAAAGAAAAAAACCTCGTAAAAAAGATTTGGATATACTAAAAAAAGTTACTACAATTAAGAAAAATAAAAAACAATAAATATGGCATTTGAAGGACAAGCACAAACAGCATTAGAAAGATTAGATGAATCTTTAGCTAGATTAAGAACATTAATTAAAAGAGGTGAACAACAAGCAGCTCTTCGTTTTATGGAAGAAGGTGAATTAAAAGACAGATATGAGGAATTACAAAATATGATTTCTATATCAAGTACAAACCCATTAGGAGCTAGAGGTACACAAAATACAGGAGGAATATAATATGTTGACAGCTGAAAAAATCCAATCAAATTGGAATCGTTATATAAATGTAATAGGAACATGTTTTTCAAAAGAACGAACAGACATACTATTACCATTTTTAGACAAATATAAAGGTAGAATGATGATGATGCCTGCCTCAAGTAAAAATTGGCACCATTCAGCATTTGCAGGTGGTTATACTGACCATGTTTTGCGTGTCTATGATTGTGCAAATGAATTATATAAAACGTGGAAATCAATGGGTGGTGATATATCCACATATACTGTTGAAGAAATGCATTTCGCAGCATTATTCCATGATTTAGGTAAGATGGGTCAACAAGAAGGCGAATATTACCAACCAAACGATTCACAATGGCATATGGATAAATTAGGCCAAATGTATAAGTTTAACACTGACATTCCCGCAATGAAAGTCCCTGAACGTTCATTATTTATTTTACAGGAAATTGGTTGTAAAGTGACTCAAAACGAGTTTATTACAATTAAAATTCATGATGGTTTATATGATGATTCAAATAAGTTTTACTTTATGTCTGGCCAAAAAGAAACTAGACTAAGAACACATTTACCATTATTAATGCACCAAGCAGATCACATGGCGGCTCAAATTGAATTTGAATTATGGAATAATGCATCTGGAGCAGTTACTAAATCTAAACCAGCAAACGCTACTAAAGGTGATAAAACACTTAGAGCAGCTAAAAAAGTAAATACACAAAATAATCCAAAATTAGCATCAGCAACATTAGATGTAATTGATTCATTTTTTAAAGATTAATTATGACAACAGTAATAACACTTAGTATAGTATTAACAATAGTATTTGTAGCTTCTTTTTTTATTATTAGAAATTTACTAAAACAAGCTGAAAGACTAGAAGATATTAGAGCAGAATATGAAGATTTTATTGCTAAACAAAGTGAAGCCATTAATGCTTGTAATGAAAGATTAAATCAGATAGACGATAAAGGAATATTTCGTTCTGATGATGAAGTTGGCTGGTTTTTTAGAGAATTACAAAAAATTCAAGAAGCTCTAAACGAGTTTACCATTAAATAAAAATTAGTAAAAACCACATGTCAAACAAACTTAAGTATGCCCCTAGTCCTCCTCCCGAACCTATAATTATAGACTTACCCATATCGGGACCTAAAAAAAGAGGAAGAAAAAGAACAAAAAAACAATATTTTACACCAGACACAGACGCAGCTATTAAAGAATATTTAGCTACATCTAATCAAGATGATAGAGATGAAATATTTAAAACAAGAATTTGGTATCCTTTCTATAAACTTGCAGAAAACCTAATACATACATTTAAATTTTATTATACAGAAGTAGATGATTTGGAAGATTTAAAACATGAAGTAATTTGTTTTCTTTTAGAAAAGTTGGATTATTTTAAACCAGAAAAAGGTACTAAAGCATTTAGTTATTTTTCAATTGTAGGTAAAAATTATCTTATACTTTATAATAATAACAATTATCAAAAGAAAAAACAAAAAGTAGATGTATTGGCTGCAGATGAAGATGAAGGAATTTTAAATCAATTAGGTAGGGATGGACGTAAACAAGAAATAAAAGACTTTATAGATTATTTTACATTATATACAGATAAACACATGTTTACTATGTTTAAAAAAGATAAAGATAGAAAAGTATGTGATGCTATTAATACTTTATTTAAACGAAGAGAAAATCTAGAAATATTTAATAAAAAAGCACTTTATATTTACATAAGAGAAATGACTGAAGTAGATACTCCTGTTATTACTAAAGTAACTAAAAAATTAAAAGTACTATATAAAAAATTATATAGTGAATATATAGATACAGGATACGTAAGAATCTAAAAAATTCCATATTTATAACAAAACAATATGGATTCATTAAATCAAGTAATATTTGACGATAAATCTTTTGGAGATTTATTAAAAGAAATACACGGTAATCAAAAGAAAAAGGCAACCCAATTAGCATCCTTAATAGCTGAATTGCGTCCTTTAGTTCAATCTTTAGGTGATGCTACTGTTGTAGTTCCACTAATAAAAGAATATATGGAAATAAGTGTTAAAAATGACGACCAACTAATTAAGATGGCGGCTATTGTACAACGTTTATCTACAGGTGCTGCTTCAACAGGAGATGGTGGATTATTAACAGCTGAAGAAATGGACCAACTAATGGATGTAGCGGAAGAAATAGCAAAAACAGTTGAAGAACCTAAACAAATAGAATCACCAAAAGAATCATAAAATGTCACAAGTTGCTGTAAGAGTTAAAGATATTATTTTAAATATAGAACATCCTCAAGCAATTAATTTTGGGGGGTATGATGCTATAGGGACTATTTTTTTCACTAAATTAGATGATAATACACCTTTAGAACAAACATGGACAAATATAAATAACACAGCTAGACCTATTTTTTCTTTTTTAAAAAATTATCCTTTAAAAAATGAAATAGTATTAATAATGTCTTCCTATGATAAAAACATATATAATACAGGAGGTTTTACAAATTATTATTTTCCTAATTTAAATATATGGAATCACCCCCACCACAATGCTCTTCCTACTACAAAAGGAATATCTGATGATGCCTCTAAAAGAGATTATAAACAAACAGAAAATGGATTAGCAGTAAGACAAATAGAGGATGAGGGCACAAATATAGATTTAGGAGATTATTTTAAAGAACAAACAAAAATTAAACCTCTTTTACCTTATGAAGGGGATACTATAATAGAGGGTAGATTTGGAAATTCAATTCGTTTTGGTTCTACTAATATAGGTGAAAGTATATTAGAAGAAAATAAAAATAGATGGAGCGATAATAGTACAGTAGGAGATCCTATATTAATTATTAGAAATGGTCAATTGGAAGAAACAGATGGTAAAGGATGGGTACATTCTATAGAAGATATAGATGATGATGCATCTAGTATATATTTAACATCTAATCAAAAACTAGATAAATTTATACCTGCTTCTATTTACCAAAAATCTTTTGGAGCTAATTTAAAACAATCTGAAAATATAAATACTTTACTAACAGATCCACCTTTAAATATTATAAGTGAACCTGAAATAGAAGAACAAGAAATATCAGATGAAGAAGAACCAATATTAAATTCCCCACCACCAGTTGTTAAAGAAGAAATACTTGAAGAAGAAATAGTATCAGAAAATGTAGCGTATTATGATGTGGCTCCTTCAGATAATAATGTAATAGATCAAAATACAGAAGTACAATTAGATGAAAAATCAATAAAATCAATAGCTGATTATAATATAACATCTGAAGAATTAAATAAACCTTTAGGATCTTTTTTTATGGAACCTATTCCAGCTATTTTAGACCAAACAGATTTAGAACAATATACCCCTTAAAATTATGGCAACTTTTTTTTCCTTAAAACAATGTATATATTCTTCAACTTTAGATAAAAATAGTATTTTTTATTGTGGAGATGAAGAAGCTGAATTAATAGGAGGCAATGTTCCTGGGGATGATTATACACCAGACAGACCTGATTTAGAACAAGAGACTATTATTACAAATATAAATAATCTTATGAATAAATGTATTAATCCTATAAAAACACAATATCCTGATGTAGTTATAACTTCAGTTTATAGGAGTAAAGCTTTAAATAAATATATAGGTGGGGTTGATGAAAGTCAACACATGTATGGATATGCTTCTGATTTAGTAAGTATTAAAAATTTTAAATCATATGAAATATTTAATTGGGTTATTGACCAAAATATAGATTTTGATCAAATGATTTGGGAATTCCCTGAAAAAGGTAATGGAATAAATGGATCTTGGGTTCATATATCTTACAAAAGTAATAATAATAGAAAAAAAACATCATTAGCTTCTAAATCATCTACTTTACATAAAAAATATGGAGGAGTTCAAATAGGAGAATATCAACATGATATAAAAAGAGCATATCCTGAATATATAATGGAAGAATCTGAAAATGTAGAACCTCCTGTATCTAAACATCCTAATGCTATATATGTAAGAGGTAAATATGGTTTTTATTTTAAAAGTGGAGGTTTTAAATCTTATGCTTATACAATAGATGAAGAAGGAGTTGAAAGTCCTCCAGGACCAGGAGTAACAAATCAAAATCAATCACTTGCAATCCGATTAGTAGAAAAAGATATATTTGGTGATGCTCAATATACTTATTAAAAATGACTTATAAACCAGACGCCCCAGAAATATATCAAGGAAAACAAGTAATAATAAACTCAGACAGATTATTATTTAATGCTAAAGATGATGCTATTCTTTTATTTTCTAATAAAGCAATAGGGTTTAGTACTAATGGTAGTATTCATTTTGATACTAGTGATAAAAAAGATGGAGACAATGCAAGTAAAGTAGTAATAAATTCTCCTAATATTTATTTAGGATTAAAAAGAGAATATGGAGAAGATATATTACCTACAGAACCAGCAGTATTAGGAGATTATTTAGGAGATATTTGGTTATTAGATTTATTAGAATGTTTTGAAGGATTAATTGATGATTTAGTTACAAAAGTTGCATTTATTACAACAGCTCCTGGAGCTCCAACAGGTCCTAATCCTTCAAATAAAACAATGTTATCATTAAGAAAACAACAAATAGAAGATTTGAAAGATAATATTCAAAATTTTAAGAGTAAAATAACTAAAATAGCGTAAGATGTCATCAACTACAATAAGAAATCTAATAAATAGTCAAATAGACAAACAGCTTTATAAAGTTAAAGGAGATTTAAGAAATCAAGGTACAAAACAAGTTCAAAAAGTAAAAGAAAAACTTCCTAATAAAGACGAACTTAAAGATAAATTTATATCTGATGCTTGTGATATTAAATCTCAAGCAAAAGTAACAAAAACATATGAAAAACTTATTAAACTTTTAGATAATTTACAAAAAATTCCTCAAAAAGGATTAGAAAAAACTCAAAATTTAGATAAAAAATTAAAAAAAATAAGAGATAAAATAATACCTAAAATAAGAAAAATATTAGAAATAATACAAGATATTTTAGTACCAGCTTTATTAATAGTAGTAATAGCGGCAGAAATAGCATTAGCAACATCTTCAGGTCCTTTTGCTAATGGAAAAGTTATTGATTTTATGGGAGAGAAAAAAAGATTAATTCTTGGTAAAATAAAAGAATATGCAAAATTAGCACTAACAATAGTAGCAACTTTACCAACAATACTAAAAGCAATAGAAAAATTATTTAGCATTATGGAAGTAGTCATTGCTGCGATTAAAGGCCTAATAGCAGTAATAACTAAATTAAGGGATTTCGCTATATTTTTATATAGAAATTATATTAAAAAATGTAATGTATCTAATCAATCACCAGTGGATAACGAAGGAAATATAAACACTGACTTATTAGATGAACAAATTCAAATATCAATAGATAAAGCAGCACAAGGAACATTAACCTCCTTAGATACAACAGATATACGAGATAAAATGACTATATTATATAATGATCTTTTAACAGATTTAGAAATAGAAGGAAAAACAAAAATAATAGAAAGGTTAATAAGAACAGAAGATGATCTTCAAACAAGCTATGAAGTGAAAACTGTACCATTACCTTAAAAAATTTTATATTTATTAATAAACACAATTAACAATGAAAGCAAAAACTTTTGAAAATCTAATTAGAAAAGTAGTTAGAGAAGAAATCGATTATGCATTACGCAGAGAAATTAAATCACTTAAAGAAGATTTACGTGATGAATTAAAACCAACAATAGTAGAACACACTGAAAGAATGGTTGAAGTTCCAAAAACAGTAAAAAATTCTTTAAAACAAAAAATTATGGGTACAAATCCTATAATTAAAAAAGAAACACCAAACTTAAATTACACAAAAGATGCATCTTTAAATGCATTATTAAATGAAACAGCAATGGGTGATACAAATGTAGAATCTGGAAATGCTCCTGTAAATTTATCACAACCATTTTCAACAGGAGCTCCCTTACCAATGGACACAGCTGGTATGCCTGATTCAGTAGCAAACGCAGTTACAAGAGATTATAGTGGTTTAATGAAAGCAATAGATAAGAAAAAAGGAAGATAATAAATGCCCATAATAAATTCTACAAGAAGAATAAGTCCATTAGATATTAACAAAAATGTTAGTATTGGGGTTGCTTTTCCTTTAGATGATAATAATATGTTTAAGGGAACTCAAACCTTAAAAGAACAAGTAAAATCTAATTTATTAAATGTTTTATTAACCCAACCAGGTGAAAGAGTAAATGAACCCAATTTTGGAGTAGGATTAAAACATTATTTATTTGAACCAAATGTAGATATAGATTCTTTAAATACATTAATAAATGCACAAATAAATTTTTACATACCTGAAATATCATTAATAGACACAGATATTAATTTTTTAGAAGATGAACATTTATTATTTATAAAAATAACATATAGTATTAATTCAGATAATACTGTAGATGCAATACAACTTAATTTTAACCAATAATGGCTTACAATAAAATATCAAATAAAACACAAGATAAGGACGTTAAATATTTGAGTAAAGATTATAATTCTTACAAAAACCAATTAATGGATTTTGCAGAAATATATTTTCCAAATAATTTTAATGATTTTAGTGAAGGAAATCCAGGAATGATGTTTCTTGAAATGGCATCTTATGTAGGAGATGTGTTATCTTTTTACACAGACACACAATTAAGAGAATGTTTCTTATTATTAGCACAAGAAAAAGAAAATTTATATAATTTATCTTATGCATTAGGATATAAACCTAAAGTAACATCAGCTGCATCTGTTGATTTAGAGTTATTTCAATTAGTTCCTTCTATAAATAAATCAGGAGAATATTTACCGGATTATAGTTTTACTTTAAATATAGAAGCAGGATCTACTTTTAATTCAACTGAGGGTTCTCAATTTTACACAACAGACGATGTAAGATTTGGTTTTTCTTCTTCTTTTGACCCTACAGTAACAAGTATATATCAGTTTGATTCATCAAATAATCCTGAATATTATTTATTAAAAAAGAAAGTAAAATCAATATCAGGAACTAAAAAAACAAAAACATTTACTATAGGTAGTGCTGAACAATTTAAAACATTAAGTTTATTTGATAAAGATATAATATCAATAGAATCAATAGTAGATTCAGATGGAAATAATTGGACAGAAGTTCCTTATTTAGCTCAAGATACTATATTTGAACAATTAAAAAATAATGCAGCTAATGATCCTGATTTACATCAATTTAATCAACAAACACCTTTTCTTTTAAAAATTAAAAAAACACCAAAAAGATTTGTAACACGTTTTAAACAAGACAATACGTTAGAAATTCAATTTGGACCTGGATCAACTGACAATTCAGATTCAGCAATAATACCAGATCCTAATAATATAGGTTTAGGAATTAATGATGGAAGAAGTAAATTAGACGTAGCATATGATCCTTCAAATTTCTTATATACTAAAGCTTATGGAGAAACACCTGCAAATACAACATTAACAATCACTTACATTGTAGGAGGAGGATTAAATTCAAATGTTAATGCAAATACTATAACAGAAATAGAAACTATTTTATCTTCAAATAAAATTGGTTTAAATAGAGGAATGTTAAATTTTGTAAAAAGTTCAGTAGCAGTTAATAATGTAGAAGCAGCAAGAGGAGGAGGATCAGGAGAAACTATAGAAGAAATAAGACAAAATGCAATGGCTAATTTTGCAGCTCAACAAAGAACAGTAACTAAAGAAGATTATTTAATTAGAACTTTATCTATGCCTTCTCAATTAGGAAGAGTATCTAAAGCTTATATAACTCAAGATGATCAATTATCACCACTTACAACAGAACCTAATCGTATTCCAAATCCATTAGCTTTAAATTTATATACTTTAGGATATGATAATAATAAAAATTTAACAAATCTTAATACAGCTACAAAAACTAATTTATCAACATATCTTGAACAATTTAGAATGCTAACAGATGCAATTAATATTAAAAATGCATTTGTAATTAATTTTTCTCTTGATTTTGAAATAACTTCTTTTAAAAATTATAATAATAATGAAGTAATTTTAAATTGTATTAATGAATTAAAAGACTACTTTAATATTGATAACTGGCAAGTAAACCAACCTATTATAATATCTGAAATAGAAAATTTAATAGCAGGAGTAATTGGAGTTCAAACAGTAGAAAAAGTAGAACTTATAAATAAAAATGGAGCATCATTAGGTTATTCACAATACAAATATGATTTTATGGGAGCTACTAAAAAAGGAGTAATATATCCTTCATTAGACCCAAGTATTTTCGAACTAAAATATCCAAACTCAGACATTAATGGTCGAGTAATAATTTATTAAAAATGGCATACTACTCAATATTTCCAGAAATAGACTCAACAATATACAGTCACCCAGACAGAACCTTTATGAATGCAGGTAAAGATGAAATCTTAGAACTTGTAAAAGAAAGAGGAACTACTAATTCAAGACATTATCCTTCAAGAATTCTTATTAAATTTAAAAATGATGAAATAAAATCCATAATTTCAGATACAATTGGTTCTGCAAAGTTTAATGATGGAACAACAAAAGCAAATCTTCAACTAACAACTGTACAACCACAAACTTTAACTACTATTCTTAATGTAGAAGCATTTGCTGTGTCTCAATCATGGCATGAAGGATCAGGTAGATATTCAAATTTACCTACAAGTTCTAATGGTGTTACATGGAAATATAGAGATAATAGTGTAACTCAATCACCATGGCCAACATCAAGTTTTCAAGCTGGAACCACAGGATCAATTATATCAGGAAGTGGATTAGAAAAAGGAGGAGGAAGTTGGTACACAGGTAGTTTATTTCAAGGTTCTCAACAATTTTTAAATAGCGATAGTTTAGATATTGACATGGATGTAACTTCAATAGTACAAAAACATTCAGCAAGTTTATTTGCAGGAGATACTTACCCAACAGGTGTAACTAATAATGGTTTTATTGTAAAACACCCAGATTCAGTAGAAGAAAATACATCAAGTAGTTTTGGTGAGATGCAATATTTTTCAGTTGACACTCACACAATATATCCTCCAAAACTATGTTTTAAATGGGATGATAGTGCACACACTAAACAATCTGTATCTAAAAAAAGTGGAAGTTTAAATGTAACTTTATATAAAAATAAACAAGAATTTAACCAAAACGATGAAGCATTATTAAGAATTCATGTTAGAGACAAATACCCAAATAGGGTATTTTCATCAACATCAAATTATTTAAATGTAGGATATTTTACAACATCATCTTTTTATAGTATAAGAGATGCTTACACTGAAGAAGAAGTTATCCCTTTTGATGATAACTTTACAAAAATGAGTGCTGATTCAGAAGGAATGTATTTTAAATTATATATGAAAGGTTTACAACCAGAAAGATATTATCGTATTTTATTTAAACATAAAAATAATGATGGTACTACTATATATGATGATGATTATCATTTTAAAGTAGTTAGATAATGGCTACTAAATCTAAAAATATAAGTCTTAAATCCAAATTTCAAGATAATACACCTAATTTATATACTAAGCAAGATTTAAAAAATGATAAGTTATCTAAGATAAAAGTATCTCTTCAAAAATCTAAAATAAAAAATAAAAAAGCAATAATTAGTTTAAATAAAAAAGTTTATAAAAATAAACAAACAACTGACTTTATAAATACTTCTTTTTCTGAACTTATAAAATCTAATCCTAATTATACTATACCTAAATTTTTTGAAGTTTATGAAAATTTATTTTATGATATTCCTAAAAAGGGAGAAAAATCTCATAATTCTTTAATTGTACAAAGTCAAGAATATATAAATGATTACAATGATCCTAAAGAATCTATAATAGAAAAATTATTAGAAGATTTAGAAAAAAAAGATGAAGAACTAAATTTAAAACAAAATCCAGAACCTAAAGAAAATGTATTTTACCCTAATGGTACTTTTTTACGCACACATGGATGGAATGCTGAAGTAGTAGAAGGAGTTCCTCAAGGTCTTCCTATTTGGGTTATGCAAGAAGGATTAAAAAGAGAATTTAAAAGTTATGATGTATATAAAATAGTTAAAAGAGCTCTTGGTTTTACTAATATGACTTATGATACAGACAAACAAGAACTTTTAGGAGATAAAGATATTGATATAGTAGAATTATTACACGTAAATGATTTAAATGCAATACCTACAGGAAAAGACATAACTTCAGATGTTGATCTTAATGTACCATCAGGTCCAGATAGAGAAATAGACACATCATTAGCTAATATATTAGATTATTTTGCTGCAGATGTAACTTGTTTAGAATCCCCATTAGATATAAATTCTGATGTTTCATCATATGATGCATGTTTATTAAGATATTGGACACTTGATGGTACTAGAACTACTTCTCGAAGAATAGAATCAGGAGAAACACAAAGAGTATATTGGAGAAAAGATAATCCATCTTTTGACATAACTGATAGAACATTAGGTCTTAATTCTTTAATTTTACAACAACAAATATCAGGAGAAAATGATGGTTTATTTGAAAAAGTAGGATTATTAGAATTCGAATATATCCACCCTGTAGGAAAACCAACAGAAGTATTTAATTATGAAGAACAAGTTAACAGTACATCTTCAGATTTAATAGGTGGGTGTACAGACCCAACAGCTTTTAATTATAATTCAAATGCATCATTTGATGATGATTCTTGTGTACCAGTAATATATGGTTGTGCTGAGGAGGGTTATGCTAATTCTAATCCTGAAGCCAATACAGATGATGGTTCATGTTATGGAATCGGTTAAATAAATAATTACTATGGAAACATTAAATTTAACTAAAACTATTTATGGAGCTACAAAAGTTCAAGATTCTTTAGACAAAGAATTTGTAGAATTTGTACCTAAACCTTACACAATAGATGATTTATTTAATATGTATGATTTGTTGTTTTATGATATAATAAAAGAAGGTAAAAGTAATACCCATTTTAATATAGTACAAGAAAGTATAAGATATGCTGGTTATCCTATAAATCCAAAAGATTTAGATATTCAAGAATTACGATCACAAATACAACAAATAAATGAGGATATATGGTCTATAGAAAATGAACATCCTTTTTTTAAAAATGGATCAGTTTTAGAAAATAATGGAAATAAGTATTATATGCATTCGGGAAGAAGAAGACAAATAAATAATAGAAGAGCTTTACAACTTATTAAAAAAAGATCAGGTAAAAAAGGAATACCTGATAGCGATTTTGTAATCTTAGTAAGTCAATCTTGTATAGGAGGTATATTAGCAGGTCCTCCTATTGATGATATAAAAGATTTAAATGTAGATTTAATGGAGATAAATAGATTTGATGAAAGACAATTTGATGAATAGAAAATAACCCTTATGGCCCAAATATTAGACATATCCTCTGAACAATTATTAGAACTTGATTCTATTAATTCAAAAGTAATTGTAAAAACTTTTGGAAGAAAAGAAGACGTAGTAGAATTACACATCTATGAC